AGGATGTACGCACACCATAGCGTCAACCACTTACAGTATTTTTCGTTTTCGACTCGCGCCTCATAGGCCTCTTTCGTCTCGTCCACCGCCTGTGGGCGATTAGTGAAGATGGGGTGATCTTCCATCAACGATGAGATGTAATCTTGGAAGACGCGGATGTGTTCCCGTTTCTCTTCCTCGGTAGACGTGGAGAAAAGAGTCTTGTATCGCAGTGTAGGGAAGGCATAATAGACATCGGATCGTTGGTTTTCTTCTTTGACACATCCATATTCCACTTCCGAATAGGCGCGCTTCTGAGGGTCGACATACCAGTCTTTTAGGAAGTCCGTCGCGCCCATAAAGGCGTCCTCATTCAACACAGTAAATGATGTCTTCTCATAGTGGTGGAGCTCCTCCATGCCGTCCTCAATACCGATCGTGAAAAATTGGTTTTTACACTTGAAACGGCTGCGCTCAAAGTCTGCGCGACGGGCCTCATAGGAATTGGCGATGGGCTGGTCACCCAGCCATTCCTTCTCTTCTTCTGTGGTCATCTCCATCGATTTGATCTCTAGCTGAATCACATAGTCTGTGTCGGCCATCACCTTCGCTTCCAGTTTCTTCATGAAATTGCCCTCCATGATTTTCATCGCCTTCTTGATGTGAAGTCCATCATAGATGAGCGATCCCGTTGGATTCTCTATCTTGCGACGTTTGCCCTCCTCGGTGATCCCTCGCACAAGGGAGTCCAGAATCTTGCGCTCCTCGGTCTGATACAGTTCCGAGGCGAAGGAGCCAATCCATGCCTCCTTCCCTTTGTCTTCTGCCTTCTTCAGAACATAGTCCACGAGATCCTTGTATTCAGGCAACTCCACGATGACATTCAGGTTGGCGAGGTATTCTGCCTTGATTTCCTTTACAATGTCTGGGAGATCGTAACGTTTCAAGTAGGGATTTAACTCCCAATACAGCGACGTGTTCCCTGAACCGCAGAAGAAGATCTCAATCAGCACATCCTTTGCTGTAATACGCTCGAGGGGGGAGTTGGGATAGAAACACATCAGTTCCATCAGAACCGCCTCACGGTTGTCACAGAGGTGTCTGAACTTTCTCGTGGGGAGACCGTGTTTCTCAAAGATCTGACACATGATGTTACCAGATGCGTTCGCAATGTCTAGATCGTCGTATTCGCTGGCAAATAGTAGGTTGCGGTGCTCTCGTCTCATCGAACACCCTGTGGTATACGTCTTCTCTTTCTTGTTTCGCGCAATGCCGCGGTAGCGGCCAAACGTATCCGCCTCGTATTCTACTTTGACCTCGCCTGTCTTCTCGTCGATCTTGTCTCGGTAGGACTTCAGAGCCTGCTTCTCGTGCTTTAACACTTTTGGGGACTGGATGAGCGCCTCTAGGCGTCCCAGATGGGGCTTCTCGTAGGATATCAGTTTCATTCGCTTCTCTATCTTTCTATAGAGGGCGAAGGTTTAAACTCTGACCGGACGCGTCACTCGGAAAAAATTTCGGCCGGAGGGAGACAGAGGCCCAGCGCCAAGGCCTTCTCTTTGATCTTTGTCTCCCTCCGTTTCTGTTGATCCTCCTTCTTTTGACGTTGTTTCTCTTGCTTTATAGCATCTTCAGCCGCTTTCTTGGCCGCCTGAAGATCCTTCTCTGCCTGACGCTCTAGACGGACGCGTTCCCTCTCCGCCTTACGAGCCTCCTTCTCCGCTAACGCTGCGGCGATAGCCTCCTCCTTCACCCGTTGGCGCTCCTGAAACTCTGGATCCTCTCGTCGCTGAACCATCTGCGCCGCTAAGATTCTCTCCCGATTCTTATAGTAATAACGGAGATCCTTTACCTTCTTCTTTGCAGCGCGATCCAATTCAACAGGCACGACAGAGGATTCAGTAGAGGGTGACGGTTCAACAGATTCAGAAGGAGAGGACATTTCTTCTCACTCCATACAATAAAAAACACCGCGCGTTACTATCATAGACGCGGAAAAACCTTAGGCTCGTTAAGAGATCTTACTCTTTTCTTCTTCGTGGCGTATGACGCCATCGCTGAACCCCTTTGGACGGTCTGACTGCCTTCCCTCCTTCCATGGGCTCCAGTGTATACTCCATGTCATAGGAGGATGGGTCAATTAAAAATTGCACACCCCTCAAATGAAAATAAATATGACCTTTGATAAACTCATCAAACCAATCATCTGATGATAGGCATGCAATGAGAGTATCTGTATCGAGTTGACTACGAAGATAACGAAAGAACTCCTGCCATGTCTGACAGGACTCATAGGTCTCTTTGATCCGATCGATTCCAAGAATCGTAGGATGATCGCCCGTGCAGAAGACAAACCCCTTCCACGACATATTCTTTTTCTGTTTATTGGTATGATCTATCATGATATGATAGGAGTCTTCGAAGGCCATCCGCGCATGAAGATGTGTTTCATACCACGACGGACCCTCTGTAAATAGTTTTAACGCGCACAGACTAAGGACCGTGCGTTGTTCATACTCTTTGGAACTGAGATCGGTGTAGGTCAACTCTTTTACTGGGGGGTAAGAGCGGTGAACATAGGTCATGATAACATGGATCATCATAAATGTATCCGTCCCCTCTTCAAATGGATCTGCGAATTGACATTCCCCGTCCCATCGGATGTTATTAAGAGCCCCTCGAGAGTGATAGGTGTTACCAATGTCTTTCCAGATTGTGATATCAATACAATAGGTGGTTGGACTTCCAAGATAAATCGTAATGTCCCATTTCGTATGATATTCCGTGATCGTCATCGTTTTATTGCCGACTGTCACTCGTTGTTGGGTGGTATGGATCGTGTTTCTAGGAGGTTCCATAGTCCCAATACGCGCATATCGCCGTGTGAGATTTCTAGGTACGGGCGAGACGTTCATAGGGGCTCCCTTTCTCTACGCGACGATCCTTTAGGCGGTTTCCGCGGACACAAGGGGCTCACAGGGACGACACTTATCGGCGCCGAGATCGGTTACGATGGGATCGCCGTTTCGTTCGTCTGGCCTGTCGTCCTCCCTTGGAACACGCCAGAGGCGCCACCTCTTTCAAACACAGACTCTTCTCTCCTAATGCCCGTTCTGATTCCTGCGCGCCTTTCAGATCCGCACCCTTTCCAGGATTCGGATAGCCAGGCTGAATGCTTTTTATGATATGGTATTCGTTGACTTTTCCATAAGGGACCGTGAACGTCCAACAATTTTGATGGTCGATGGGCGTCCCTTGTAGACGGAAGGTTTTGACATCAAACGGTTCTCCCTTATAGATATGACCATTACATGTCTTTCCCACGTAGGTCTTCATAATGCCGCTGTGTGCGACAACATGGACGAGCCCTTGTTGTGTGGGGAACGATATGCGAAACCACTTCATGAACGTGGGAAGGTCTCCATCGGCATCATAGCCCTTGATGCGATCGATGATGCTCCATGCCTTACAGGAAGACGGGTTATCGTCCACTATGCCTTCGCTGATCGTGAGGGGAATGTCCGTCCACGATGTGTGGGGCGCCTCCGCGCTGGCAGGGATCGAGAGAATGATCGTGCGCAGTCCGCGATACGACGGTTGATCGCGGAGACTCTGTATGAATCGTAGGAAGACTGGAATGGAATGGCTCAATGGATACGCCTTGTTCCCCTCCCACCCCGTCTCTTTTAGATGAGGACAGATACGAAGCGTCAGGGTGGATGGGTCTTGGTGGGCATATAACAAGACCGCCGTCATCCATGTTCTCACTAGATTCGATACACATACGATTGGCGATTGAAAGCGTGGCGTAGTCTTGTTGGCGTCTGCGAGTTCGATGGTGTGTTGAATGCCTCGATGCGCAAGGGAGGGGATTCCACCATTCAATAGAGGGCCCCGTGATGTATAGAGGCCAATGTTAAAGCACGAGGTCGCATGTCGTGTGAATTGAAACTGGAGGGGCTGTGGTGTGGAGGGTGATGTGGGTAGCGGTATGGATGGCGAAGAGGGTGTGGATGGCGAAGAGGGCGTGAGGAAGAACGAGCGGATCCCCTTAGACCGATTCTCGGCGTTAGGCATGTTCTTTATTTTCCATGTGACGGTCTGCGCCATTCTATGATAGGGTGTGGTAAGAAAGAGCAGATGCGATCGGTAAAGCCGGATACGCCCTTGTATCGACGCGGTGTTTGTGTAGGCGTTGTCCGCCTCCACAGAGGCCCCACATGAAAAAATTGAAGACAAGGGCGTGACACAATGGGGTGCCTACTTCCATGTCTCACCTCTTTCCCACGCTCTACCGCGCATCCGTGCTCCATCGCCCCAGCAAGATCATCAAAAGTCCCTACGTGGCCGATGTTCTTCTAGAAGACGGAACACACGCGCTGTGCCACACTCCTGGACTCGGATGTTGTGGAATGGTGGCTCCAGGACGAACCATCTACGTCTCCTCCGCGGTCAACCCGCGTTCCAAAACGGCCTATACCGCACAACTCGCCGAGTGTGAAGATGAAGAGGGTGTGTATCATGTCGGCATTCATCCCATGGTGAGCCAGGCGATCGCGGCCACGCTTCTTGATCGAATTCATCCCTCGGCCACGTGGAAGACGGAGGTAAAGATCGACGACCATACCCGCCTTGACTTTGTGGGGACGACTCCTGAGGGGAAAACGTTGTATGTCGAAGTCAAAAATGCCATGATCAGCCATCAGGATCAGACGGGGCGTGCCATGCGGTGCGCCGTGTTTCCCGAGGGGTTCCGCACGTCACGCGCGGCGTCCTTTAGCCCACGGGCCGTGAAGCACGCCGAAACCCTTGCGGCTCTGACGGTTCTTCCCGATGCGGAGTGCTATTTGTTATATATCCTTCCACGACACGACTGTCAGGGTGGACTTGAGATCAACCGTGCGGATCCGATCTACTGTCAGGCGGTGGCGAATGCCATGGCCTATGGAGTTCAGGTGCGCGTCTTTGGACTCCATGCGAATCAAGAGGGAATTACCTTTGAGGCGGAACGGGCCTTTCATCTTCCTTCCTAGGTGTTGCGTTTCCTTGTTTGCTTTCGTCGCACGCTGGGCATACGCCGCATACGCCGTGTGCGGCGCGTGCGTGTTTTTTTTCGTGCGTTCCGTGAAGAGCCGTGCTGATTGGATGATGGGGGTGGAAGAATCAAGTAGAGGCTTCGAAGATCATCGCTATTCAGGCCGAGTCGTGTCATCATCCCTTGATACAGTTGCTGTAGGATATCATTGATGTCATCTACGATCGCAAGCTCCTCCTCGCTCGGACAGATGCGCTGGGGGCATAACTGTGTCAGGTAGTGATAGAGGTGGGAGGCCGCTTGGGAGAGTGACATGCTGCGTACGATGGCCGACGTGTTGTTGGAGGCGATGTCTGGATGGGTCTCTGATAGATAGTCCTGGATGCGGTAGAGGAGCTCGTCGGGATACATGGATCCCAGCGGTTGTTGAATGTCGGCCTGGATGTCGGCACGGCGGCGTTCAAGAACGCCATTTGTAAATCCGAATGTTTCATACCAGGATCGACCCGTCTTTAGACGTAAGAGTGGTGGAAGATGGATCGCATGATCGCTATATGTGGCGTCCGTCGTGGTATCATACAGGATGGCCGATTCGTCCTCTAAGGTGATACGCGACAGACCACAGGCGGCGGCAAAGTCGATCAATTGACGGAGATGAGTCGTTCCGTGGAGCCCACACCGTGTCAGGAGCTGAAGAAAGAGTGTGGTGGGATCCTTGTCCATGATGTCGCAGCGTATACAATACATGCCATGGGGGCTGAATCGTTTCTCGTTGGGTGGGAGCGCTCTGTTGTAGATCGTGAGGACAGTGGCGGGCCCTGGGACCTTTCGCCGATGAAACGTGACATGATAGATCTGTTCTGGGAAATAGGTAGAGACGATGGTTTTTGCCTTCTGGATGACGGGTGGGATGGGATGTGCGGCGGCCATCTGCTGCGTCCTATGATAGACGCGGTTTTCTTTTAGGTGCTGTCCGCACCCACAGAGGAATTTCTCCCTCTACAACAACACGGGCCCTGTAACAGAATGAGCGGGCTGGACGAGGACTGGTATGCGGTCGACCTCGAAACGAAGCTCAACAAAAAAGTGGATGCGCTACAAGCGGTCGTCCAACAGCAACATGAACTTCTCCAGCAGATGTCCAGTAGCATCCAGACCCTGAAAGAGGAGCTCCATCGCAGTCATCAGACCTCCTCCCATCATCTCTCGCAGCATCTCTCGCAGCGCCACGATCGCACACACGAGCTGCTGGAAGAGCTCAAAATCATGAAACAGCGTGAGCTCAATATGGCGCTTCGTGAACGTGTGGCCGTCCCCTTCTGTTCCGATCGGACCCTTCTCAGCTACGGATCGCTCCCTGCGCCCACCCTCTCTCCCTACTTCCTTGGACGGCGCATGACGTCGCCCACGGCAGTTACGGCCCGCCCCACTCCCTTTTCCTTGTAAAGAGAAGAGAAGACCATGGACGGACTATATGCGGTCAAAGAGGCGGCCCTGATGGATGTGAAAGAGAAACTGTATCCAGTGACTTTCTCGCATGTGCTCTATACGGCGATCGTGTTTCTGATCGGTTGGGTCGTGACGGACTATTTTTTTCGATACACTCTGTTCCGCTGGATCTATCTTGGATTCGGTGCGGTGATCGTTGCGACCGTGTATCAACAGGGCGTGGGTGCGGCGATCCCTCAAGACGCTGTGTGATTCTTCTTGTGTAGGGATAGATATGGATCAACACGTTGTCCTTTCCCTCTTCCACTTGTTGATCATCGTTCCGTTCTTTTTGTATGTGGGAGTCTATCGTGCCTCCACCCACCCATGGGTCTATCGGGCGCTCTTGATCGTGGGAGGAATGTTATTGTTGTTCCACGGCTTCAAATTCATGTCACGGCTATCTTCCCGTTCCGATTATGCCTATATCAATGCTATTCATGTGCTGCTGATCGCTCCGTTGTTGATGTATATCGGTTGGAATCAGCAAGATACGCCTCGGGCCGCCTATGAGGCGCTGTTGATGGTTTCCTTTGCGGCGTTGGGGTATCACATGTTTTCCCTTGTTCGAATCCTACAGATTCAGGAGTAGAGGGTAAAAAATAACAAGACGAATGCGTCACGGACGCGGTCGATGTGTTATAGAATGGTCTGTATCGCGTCTCGTTTTGCTGGGGCACATGGTAAACAGCTCCCTTTACAATGATACATAAACCCACATGAATTCTTGAATTCCTTTTGACATGCCCTACATTGATACATCTTACCTGTTTGATGCATAATGCGCTTCATCTCCTCCGCA